GATTTACTAGATGATAATGATGATTTATACTTTGATGAAAACGAGGAGGAAATATAATGCCACAAGTAGGAAGTAAAAAATTTGCGTATACCAAAAAAGGAAAAGCTGCCGCAAAGAAATATGCAAAGAAAAAAAATATGAAAGTTAAAAGTAAATACTAATGAAAAAAGCTAAACTAGGAACAGGAACCAGATTTAAACAATTAGCTACCAAGTTAAAAAAACAAGGTGTGCGTGATCCAAAAGCACTTGCTGCTGCCATTGGAAGAAAAAAATTTGGTAAAAAAAAATTTCAACAACTAGCAGCTAAAGGAAGAAAAAAATAATGAAAAAAAAAGGACTCTACGACAATATCAACAAAAGAAAAAAACTAGGAATATCTAGACCTAAAAGCAAAAGCACTGTTAGTTCTAAAGCTTATGCTAATATGAAAAAAGGTTTTCCTAAGAAAGGTAAGAAAAAATAATGCCTAAATTTTATGCACCAGTACCTGTAAGTACATTACCAGCTAAAAGACCAAAAGTACCTAAAAATAAATTTTTTGAAAGAACTGGAAAATATATAGGTGGCATTGGTAGAAAAGTTTTAAAAACCTCAGGAGCTGTTGTTAAAAAAGGAATTAAGTTTGGAGCTGCAGGAGCTTTAGTTGGTGGAGCTTTGTATGCTTCAGGAGCTTCTTCTAGAAGATATGAGAAAGCACCTAAGGTAGGTGAAGATAGAGATCTACGAGATACTATTATTACTATGGGATATAAAGATTATTATTAATGTCAGAAGAAAACAAAAGTAAACGTGGTGGTAAAAGAGTAGGTGCAGGTAGACCTAAAGGATCTTCTTTTCGTAAGAAATGGAAAGATATGCAAGAACTTGCAGTTAAATATCAAACATCCCCTTTAGATTATTTGCTTTCTGTGTTAAACCATCCATTAAGTTCACCTGAACGAAAACTTTACGCAGCAGAAAAAGCTGCACCTTATATACATGGAAAAGCCCCTACAACAAATAGAATCGAAACCTCCCCAATTAGAGTCGATCTCAAGTGGGAAGACTAAACAAGTAGATATAAAAATTCCCTACAAGCCAAGACCACTTCAGAAAGAAGTGCATAAATCGTTAAAGCGTTTTAATGTGTTAGTTTGCCATAGACGATTTGGTAAATCCGTATTAGCAATTAATGAATTAATATTAGCTGCAACTAAAGAACCTAGACAAAAATTAGCATACATTGCGCCAACCTATAGACAGGGTAAATCTATTGTTTGGGATTATTTAAAATATTATACAAAACCTTTAATGGATTTAGGTGGACAACGAAACGAATCTGAATTGCGTGTAGATTTTTGGAACGAATCACGTATTCAAATATTTGGTGCAGATAATGCAGACTCACTTCGAGGTATGGGTTTTCATGGTGTTGTTATGGATGAGTATGCCATTATGGCTCCAAGAACTTGGACTGAGATTATTCGACCTGCTATTGCAGACACAAAAGGATTTGTAATTTTTATTGGTACGCCAATGGGACATAATCAGTTTTGGGAAGTATATGATTACGCTTTACGTGGACATCAAGATTGGTTTGGAGCTTTATATAGAGCTAGTGAAACAGGTGTAGTAGATCCAGATGAGTTAATTCAAGCTAGATCTATAATGACTGAAGAACAATATAATCAAGAATTTGAATGTTCTTTTACGGCTGCAGTATCTGGATCTTATTTTGGAAAACTTATGACTGCTGCAGATAATGAAGGAAGAATTGGATCTGTACCTTGCGATGAACATGTAGGAGTAGAAACATGGTGGGATTTAGGTATTGGAGATAGTACTGCTATATGGTTTGTCCAACGAGTTGGAGAAGAAATACATATAATAGATTACTACGAAAATAGTGGCGAAAGCTTAATGCATTACGCAGATGTGTTAGAAAATAAGCAATATTTATATTCTAGACATGTAGCGCCTCATGATATTCAGGCAAGGGAATTAGGTACTGGAAAATCAAGATTAGAAGTATCTAGAGAATTAGGTATTGACTTTGAGATAGCACCTAAATTAGAAGTAGATCATGGTATCGAATCTGTAAGAAATATGTTACCATATTGCTGGTTTGATAGGGAAAAGTGTAAACTTGGTATCGATGCATTGCGACAATATAGAAAACAATGGGATGAAAAAAATCAAGTTTTTAAGAATAAACCCCTACACGATTGGTGTTCACATGCAGCAGATGCATTTAGATATGGTGCTGTTCATGATCCCATATTATCTACAGATTGGGGTAAGCCAATTGAGGTCAATACAAAATATATAGTATGATAAAAAAAGAAAAAACAGAACAAGAAATATTATCAATTATTAATAGAGAAATTAGAGCATCATCAGGTTACATTGGTGGTGAAATAGTAAGTCGTAGAAAAAGATCATTAGAATATTATTTAGGTAAACCTTTTGGTAATGAACAAGAAGGTAGATCTCAAGTTATATCTACTGATGTTTCTGATACTGTAGAAGCATTATTACCATCTCTTATGAGAATCTTTACTGCAAGTGATAATGTATTTGCTTGTGAACCTGTTGGGCCAGAAGATGAAGAAATGGCAAAACAAGCTTCTGATTATTTAAACTATGTTTTTTATAAAGAGAACGATGGATTCACTGCATTGTATACTGCATTTAAAGATGCATTAATACAAAAGAATGGTATCTTAAAAGTATTTTGGGATGACTCAGAAAAAACCACTAGAGAAGAATATAAAAAATTAACAGATGATGAATTTAATTCATTAGTTATTGATGATGAAATTAACGTATCAGAACATACTGAGTACGAAGAAGAATTAAAAGATGATAATGGTGAAGTAATTGATACTATCAAATATCATGATTGCGTTTTACATAAAACACAAAAATATGGAAAAGTAAAAATTGAACCAGTACCACCTGAAGAATTTTTAATTGAACGAAGAGCTAAATCAATTGATACTGCAAACTTTATAGCTCATAGAACTAACATGAGCAGAACGCAATTAATTGAAATGGGTTATGACCCAGAAGTAGTTATGAGCTTACCTGTAGGTGATACTAACTATTATTTAGAAGATAGACATATTAGATTCCAAGATACAGATTATTCTGCACCACAAGATAGAGGTGATGCTTCTACTGATGAAGTATTAATTCATGAATGTTATGCAAGAATGGATATCAACGGAGATGGTAAAGCAGAATTAATTAAAGCATGTATCGCTGGAGATTCAGCTTCTAAAATATTAGGCATTGAAGAAATTGACTCTATGCCATTTGTATCTGTTACTCCAATACTAATGCCTCATAGATTTTATGGAAGATCTATTGCAGAATTAGTTGAAGACATACAATTAATTAAATCTACTGTTATGCGTCAAATGTTAGACAACATGTATCTAACTAATAATAATCGTATAGCTATTCAAGATGGTCAAGTTGCAATGGATGACTTATTGACTAATAGACCAGGTGGAATTGTTAGAACTAAACAACCACCACAAAATGTTATTATGCCTTTACAAGCACAACCTATTACTGATCAAGCATCAGGAATGTTAAATTATTTAGATGCTGTAAAAGAATCTAGAACAGGTCAAACTAGACAATCGCAAGGCTTAATGCCTGATACATTAAATACTAAAACTGCAACTGGCATTAACCAAATATTAACTCAATCTCAAATGAGAATGGAATTAATAGCAAGAGTATTTGCAGAAACTGGTGTTAAAGATTTAGCTAAAAAAATATTTGAGTATGTTTGCAAATATCAACAAAAAGAAAAAATTGTAAGAATAAGAGGTAAGTTTATTCCAATGCGACCATACGAATGGAGAGATAGAATGAACATTACTGTTGCTGTAGGACTTGGTACTGGATCTAAAGAACAACAATTAATATTGTTAAATGCTATTTTAGAAAAACAATTACAAGCTATTAACCTACAACAAAACGTATTTGGCCCAGTAGTTAATGTTAAAAATATTTACCACACTTTACGTAAACTTGTAGAAAATGCTGGATTAGGAAATGTTGAACCATACTTTATGGATCCAGATGTAGGTCAAGCTCAAATGCCTCAGCTTCCTCCTAAACCTCCTACTGAGTTTGAGAAAGTTACATTGGCTCAAGTACAAGGTGAAAACGAAAGAGCTACACTTAATGCACAAATAGAAATTAAAAAACTTGAAAGTAAAATGAGAGAAAAACTATTAGAGTTTGAACTTCAAGTAAAAGAAATGGAGTTGAAATATGGAACTAAAGTAGATGAGATTGCTTTAAAGAATCGTTCTATGATAGAACAACAACAAGTAAGACAATCAGGTGATATATTTAAAAAAATAATGGAAGGACAACAGGAGTTTTTCAAAAATGGACAGCAACAAACTACACCAACAGATTTCCAAGGGGACTAAAGCTAAGTTAATCTTAGAAGACCCTATTGTAAAAGAAGCTTTTGATTATCTATTCGATCAATATCGAACAGAAATATTCAATACGAGTTATAAAGACCATGAACAACGACAAGTACTTTGGATGGCATTTAATATGCTAGACAAAATAAAAGCCACCTTGTTACAGTCATGGAAACTGGTAAGCTAGCTTCCTCGGAGCTAGAAAATCTAATACGCCAATCCGATAATGGAAGCGTTTAACAAAGGAGCATAACAATGCAACAAACTGATAAATCAGTAAAGAGTGCTGCTGATAAAATTTTAGGATTACTGAATCCAGAATCGCAAAATCCCAAAAAGGATACTGCTAATGCTGGACAATCAGAACCTGAAGTTAAGGCAGAACCATCTGTAGAACCTGTAGAGGAACAGGTTACATCTCAAGAAAGCCAAACTACATCTGAAGAAGCTCAAGCAGAAGTCGAAGCTACAGAAAATAAGGAAGTTACAGAAGAAACTGCGTCTGAAGTTGAAGTCGAGAAACCCAATCTCCACCGAGTCAAAGTACAAGGTCAAGAGTTAGAGGTTACCCTTGATGAACTTAAGGCAGGTTATTCTAGAGATTCCGACTATAGACAAAAAACACATTCTCTATCTTTGGAAAGAAAACAAATCGAAGAAGAAAAAAATGTTTTGCGTCAACAATACGACATGAGAATTAAGGATTTAAGTACAGCAATTGCTACTGCTGAGTCAATGATGGGACAACAGATGAGTCCTCAGCAATTACAACGTCTTTATGATGAAGATCCTGCTACTGCGTCAAAAGTGGATTTCCAAATGCGACAGCAGAAAGATAGAATCAGATTCTTAAAGAGTAAATTAGCTGAAGAAGAAGGTAACAAAAAAAATAGTTACTTAGCTGAACAAATTAGACTTGCACAAGAACGTATCCCTGAATTTTCTGATCCTAATAAAATCGATTCTTTTAAATCTGGTATGAAAACCTTATTAAAAGGATATGGTTATAACGATCAAGAAATATCAGAAGTATCAGATCACAGATTGTTATTGATACTTAAAGATGCGATGGCTTATAACAACTTTAAACAAAGCAAACCTATTGTCCAAAAGAAAATAGAAAAAGCTCCTAAAGTTGTAAAACCTGGTGTTGCTACTACTGAAGGTTCTCAAAGAAATGTCGTAAGGAATAAAATATCTAAGTTGAAAAAAACTGGTCGTCTTGAAGATGCCCAGTCTGCAATTTTAGGTATGTTAACTAAATAACCTAACGGAGAAAATAATATGGCACAACCAACAAACACATTCGACACTTACGATGCTGTTGGTATAAGAGAAGACTTGCAAGACGTTATTTACTCAATCTCTCCTACTGATACTCCTTTCATGAGTTCAGCAGCAAGAGAAGCAGTAAGAAACACATTGCACGAGTGGCAAACTGATAGTTTAGCCGCAGCTTCTACTTCTAACGCAGTAGTTGAAGGTGACGATGCTAGTCTAGATTCTGTCGATGCGACAACTAGACTTTCAAACACAACACAGATCATGGACAAAACTGTCGTGATCACTGGTACTCAAGAAGCAGTTGATAAAGCTGGTAGAGCATCAGAATTAGCGTACCAAATCGCTAAAAAATCTAAAGAACTTAAGAGAGATATGGAAGCTACATTGTTAGCTAACCAAGCTGAAGTTTCTGGCAATAGTTCAACAGCTAGAAAATTTGGTTCTATTAATTCTTGGATTGCGTCTAATGACGTATTTGCAGGCGATGGAGCATCAGGCGGTCTTGGCAATACAGCTAGAACTGATGGTACTCAAGCAGCGTTAACTGAAGCTAACTTGAAAACAGTTATCAAAAACGTATGGAACGCTGGCGGTAACCCTTCTGTCATCATGGTAGGCCCATTCAATAAACAGAAAATTTCTGGTTTTACTGGTGGATCTACTAGATTCGATGCTTCTGAAGATAAAACTTTATATACTTCTATTGATGTATATTCTTCAGACTTCGGTGATCTAGAAGTTGTACCTAACAGATTCTCAAGAGATAGAGATGCTCATGTCCTAGACATGGACTATTGGTCTATCGGGTTCTTGAGAGATTTCAGTATGCATGAACTATCTAAAACTGGTGACAGTGAGAAAAGACAAATGCTTGTCGAATTCACATTGATCTCTAGAAATGAAGCTGCATCTGGCGGTGTTTACGATTTAACTACATCGTAATAAATAAATAATGTTGGGGGAGTTCTCCTTTTGTTCTCCCCCAATAAAACTATGAAGTCTTAAGGAGATATAGACGGAACGTAGGAGAAACAAAATGAGAACATTAAACGACTACTTTTTAACAACCAAAGTAACTGATATTAGTACTGCTGGATCTACATTTGTAACAGCACCTGATAGTGGTAATGTTGTTAAAATTTATACTTCAATCAAAAATGCTATTACTGTAGCTGATGCTGCATTAACATTTGAGATTGGCGGAACTGCTATGACTAATAGTGCTATCACTGTTACTCAATCAGGTTCTGCTGCTGGAGATGTTGATTCTTCAACACCTTCTGCATTAAACAGAATAGAAGAAGGTTCTGCTATCGAAATCATTTCTGATGGTGGATCTTCAACTGCTTGTGAATGTGTGATAACATTTGTAATTAGAAGATAATCTTTATAGGGGGGGTAAAAACTCCCCCTATTAATTAATAGGAGAAAAATATGCATATAGGAATGCGACCAGTAACAACGCAAAAAGTAAATTCAGCAGGTACATCTGCACAATCTGCTGCATTTGGAACAAACATTGAATATGTTAGAGTTATTCCAGATGCTGATTGTCATATAGAATTTGGTGTTAATCCTACAGCAACTACTTCTAAAATATTTATGGAAGCTAAAACTTCTGAATTTTTTAAAGTTTCTCAAGGAGAAAAAGTAGCTGTAATTGGAACTGTAAATTTATACGTAACTGAACTAAGTGAGTAATGAGTATTTTAAGA